AGCATTAGAAAAAGCAGTTGATACTATTAAATCTATACCAAAAAGATTTGCATTACCTGGACAAGATTTATTTAGTAAAGCTCCACAAAAACCATTACCACCTACACCAATGCCTAATCAACAAGTGGTCCAAACTGCAGCGCTTCCGGCTTCAGGGGCCATAAATCAAGGTTTGACTGCAACAGAAAATGCGTTATTATCTGAAGAAGAAAAACAAATTAGATTAAGATCAAGAGGTTTAGCATAATGTTTTATTTGGGCGGTCAGATAGTATCAAACTATTGGGGTCTTTATGTGGCGGGGGTCACATTCTAATGGCAAACGGCAAGCATCCAGAAGATACAGGAGAACATTTAATGGCATTATACGGACATATTGAAGGCGTGAAAAAAGACATCAATCATTTACATAGAGACATAGAAAAAGTAAATTCTAAAATAGAAGATATTGAAAAGAAAACTGATAGACTATTATATTGGATTATCGGTGGTGCATTTACTACAATCCTAACACTAACGGGATTATTTAATTTATTCTTGAATTAATTTAAATCATTACTATATTAACAGTGGGTTGCTTTGGAAAGAACCCATAAACTAACTGTCTAACACGGAGGTTACTATGACAAATCTATTAAATACTTTCCTAAATACATCAATCGGTTTTGATCCATTTTTCGATGGACGAGACAATTGGTTGACATCTAAACCAAGTTATCCTTTTTATAATATTAAAAAGGAATCTGAAAATAAATACGTTATAGAAATAGCTTTAGCAGGTTTTGCTAAAGAAGATATTGATATTCATCAAACAGATGAGATATTAACTATCGAAGCTTCTGAACACATTAAAGAAAATAATGAAAAAGAAGAATATATTTCTAAAGGTATTTCTAAAAGATGGTTTAGAAAACAATTTCAACTAGCAGACACAGTTGAAGTTAAAAAAGTAAAACTTGAAAATGGTATGCTATCTATTCATTTAGATAACAATAGACCAAGTAAAGAAAAAACTTTTGATATTGATTAAATCCATTCTCTAAAGTCTTCATCCATAATTGTATTTGCGATGTCGACTTTATTACGGAGAGCTTTAACAATTCTTTCGTCAATAGTATCTGAAGTCATTATATCAATATAAGTCATTTTTCTTGTTTGACCTATACGATCTATTCTGGCTTCAGACTGTTGACGTTTTTCTAAATCATAACCATTAGAAAAATAAATCATATTACTACCTGCAGTTAATGTAATACCATAACCACCTGTATGGGTAGTACCTACAAAGAATCTACATTTATCATCTGTCTGAAACTTCTTAATATTTTTTGATCTTTCATCAGTATCTGTTGCACCATAATAATCTACAACGGATTCTTCACCATACACTCTTTTTATTTCTGCAATAATTCTTCTTACATCATGAGTATAGTGTGACCATATAATAGTTTTACCTTCAACATTTTCTAATATATTCATTAGTTCAGTTAATCTTTGGCAAGGTAAATCTTTTATCGTACCATCATCTGCAGTAAAATGTCCACAAGTAATTTGATGGAGTCTCATTAACTGAGTCATAACTGTTGCTGATGATTGCATCTTACCATCTAAGAATGCAATTGCTTCTGCTTTCATTTGTTTATAAACTTTATTTTGTTCTGGTGTAAGTTCTACATAATGTTTTACATAGGTCTTATCAGGTAAATCTAAACAATCTTCTTTTAATATTCTTTTTGAAAATGGTTTTATTTTTTCTGAAAGTTCACCAAGGTTTCTATAACCAACAACTATTTCAACACGTCTACCTTGTACTTCTATTTTTTTAGTAACTGCATATCGAGCTTTGAATACCCAATAAGAGTCATGGCCCAGGAGCCAGGGATCAAGAAAAGCACATTGAGAAAATAAATCTAATGGTGATTTAGTTACAGGTGAACCTGTTAATATTCTTCTATACTTTGCATATTGTCTTAGACCAAAAATATTTTTTGTTCTATTTGATGTAGGTGTTTTAATTGTTGTAGACTCATCAATTGCAATCATTGATTTATGACATGATAAAAATTTTTCTGCAAATGCAGTTCCTGTACCAGAACTAAATGCTTCAACATTCATAATTAATATATGAAAGTCAGTTCCTGTTTCAAATAATGTATTTAAAACTTTTTTTTGTTTAGAAGATTTGTCAGATGTTTTCCAAAGTACAACTTTCTTTTCTATATGATCTGGTAAGTGATTTGGTATTTCAGAGTCATACCAATTTTTATAAACACCTTTTGGTGCTATTAATAATAGTCCATTTATTAGACCTTTATCATATAAAATAGCTGCATTATCTAATAATACTTTAGATTTACCTGTACCCATTTCCATGAAATAAGCAAAATTTTCCTTATCCCAAGAGTCTTTTAATGCATCTAATTGATGCTCATACGGCTTAGTTTTAAATTTATAATTCATAATATATAACCTTTACTTTTCTTTCTAAGAAGATATATATTAGGTAAAAAGAAAAAGTCAATGACTAAAGTTTATTTAACACAAGAGATACCAGGAACGTCTATAGGACAACCTAAGTATAATATTTTAGGTGCACAAAAGTTTGGACAAATTGTCACAGTTTTGCCAGAAAGAAGTCAAATTATAATGTCACCTGGTCCACTAATACAAAAATTAAAAACACTTTTAAAAGATTATACAACTAATGATTACTTATTATTGTCAGGTGATCCTGCAATTATTGGAGTAGTTTGTTCTGTTGTTTCTGATATAACAAATGGTAAATTTAATTTATTAAAATGGGATCGACAAGAAAAAACTTATTACCCAATCGAAGTAGATATTTTTCAAAAATAAAACTTGACAAATCAAGTTTCAATCATTATAATTACGGCCATGAAAGTTAAAAAGAAAATACTTAAAGGAGTTATATTATGATAATAGATATGCGTAAAGATGCACCTGATCAATCTACTAGTATTGATCCAGATAAACTTTCAACAGAAGTTGAAAAGTTACAAACAATTCAAGAAGAAATAAAAGAATTGGAAGCAAGAATAAAAGATAAAAAAGAAGATGAAAAACATTTTAGTTGTATTGTTATTCCAAAATTAATGGAAGACATGAACCTATCTAGTTTAAAATTAAAAGATGGTTCTGAACTTACTGTTAAAAAAATTTATAGTGCCTCAGTTAAAGCTGATAAAAAAGCAGAGGCGATACACTGGCTTCGAGACAATGGCTTAGGTGATATAGTAAAAAATAATGTTATTGTATCATTTGGTCAAGGCGAAGATAACAAGGCGGTCGATTACGTCAACCTTGCGAGGTCTGGTGGGTTTGAACCTATCCAAGAGGAAAAAGTTCACCCACAGACACTCAAAGTAGTTATGAAGGAATGGAAAGACAAAGGTCATGAAGTTCCTGCAGAACTATTTAATACATTTGATGGAAATCAAACGTATTTAAAAAATAAAAAATAAATAATAACCCAATAAGGAGACATATATGGCAAATACAAATGCTATGACTAAGAAGAACAGTGCAGGTGCACTGGCTACAATCAACCTAAGAGGCGACTCTGGAAGAGGTAGCGAAGAAATAAAATCGGATGATATGTCAACACCGATTTTAAAAATCCTTCACCAACTATCACCTGAATGTAATAAGAGTAATGCAAAGTACGTAGAAGGTTCACAACCTGGTATGATCTATGCAAAAGGTCTTGGTACATTAATAGATGGAAACGAAGGTGTGGAAGTTATTGTTGCACACGTGCAAACAAGATTTCCAGAATGGCAGGAGATGGGAGATACAGCTGCTCCGCCTGTAGCAACACATTTATCAATACCTGATGATGCTGTTGAAGAAAGGAACGGTAAGTATAGATTATCAAATGGTAATTACTTAGAAAAAACTGCATATTTTTATGTAATAGTTTTAGGTGACGAACCTAGACCTGCAGTGATTACTATGAGATCATCTAACTTAACACCTGCGAGAGAATTAAATCAGTTGATCAAAAATCTTAGATTTAAGGATGACAAAGGTGTTTACAATCCAGCAGCATATGCAGCAGTTTATAATCTAAAAACTGTTGGTAAAGTTGCAGGAAGTAAAAGCTGGCATGTCTATAAACCATCTATGGCGAGAGCTTTAGATGTGTCTAAGAAAGAGGACGCTGACTTATACTTAATGGCACAAGAGTTTCAAAAATCTGTGTCTAAAGGTGCAGCAAAACCTGAGTATGAGAAAAACAATAAACCTCAAACAGAGGATATTGTTTAATAAAATTATAATTGGAAAATTATAATAGTGGTCACGAAGGCCGGTGATGCGAGAGTGGAGCCGGCCTTACAACATGAGTTTATAGAATGGAAGAATTTAAAAAAGCATTTACAGGTTTAGAACGTAATTTTGGTTTCTGTAATATTAACAATGGTTATACAGATCCAGATACAGGTAAGTTAAAATTTAGATCAGGTGACTATGGTTGGTCAGGTAAACCAGTTACAGATAAAGACTATCAACAACATTTAGATGGAATTAAATCAATAGGTATACAACCATGTAATGATGATGGTTTAGCAAGATTTGGTGCAATAGATATTGATCCAAAAGTATATAAAAATTTAGATGTAAAATATTATTTAGATATTATTCAAGAAAAAGAATTACCGTTAATTCCAATTAGATCAAAAAGTGGTGGACTACATTTATATGTATTTACAAAAGAATTTGTAAAAGCAAAAATTATAAAAGATTTTTTAGAAGAAGTATTATTTTTATTTAAATTACCAATTAATACAGAAATATTTCCTAAACAAACAAAACTAGGAGATGATACAGACGGTAATAAATTAAATGGTAACTTTATAAACTTACCTTACAATGGTGATGAAAGACGTGCATTAGATCCTTCTGGTAATGAAATGTCTTTTGAATTATTTTTAAATTGTATTGAATTAAATAAACAAACTTCAGAACAACTAAAAAATATATCTGACAATATAATTCAAAAAGAATTAACAGGTGGTGCAGAAGAATTTAAAGATGGTCCACCTTGTTTAGAAATTTTATCAAAAAATATTATGAAAGATGGTCGAGATAGATTTTTATATAACTACATGGTGTTTGCTAAAAAGAAATATTCAGATGATTGGCAAAATAGAGTATTACAAGCAGGTAGAAATTATTTTGAATTTAATGCGACATGGACAGATGATCACATTGAAAAGAAAATAAAAAATTGGGAAAAAGAAACTAAAGGTCACACTTGTACTGATGAATTACTTGCACCAGTTTGTGTTAAATCAGAATGTATTAAAAGAAAATTTGGAATTATATCGGATAAAAAAATAGATTGGCCATCAATGACTAATTTAATTAAAGTAGATTTTAAACCAGATCCTGAATATTATTTCACAGTAGAAAATAAAAAAGGTGAATCAGTTCCAGTACATGCAAAAGATGTAAATAAAATAAAAGATCAAAAAGAATTAAGAGGTTTAATCATGGCGCAAGCTGATGTGTTTCCTCCACCAATTAAAGCAATGGATTTTTATGCAATGATAAATGCATTATTAGATACCGTTGATACAGTGCAGCCGGCTCCAGGGACCAGACCAATGGAGATACTAAAGAAATTATTAAAGGAACATATCAACGGGCCTCAGGCTACAACGTATAATTCTTTTTTAAGTGGTAATGTATTGAAAGATGAGGAGTACGCATATTTTGTTTATGATGATTTTTATAATTTTTTAAAAGAAAATGAATGGAAAAAAGATTCATCAAGAACTTCTTACATGATTGAAAAAATGTTTGAACATGAAAAAGATCATTTACCAAAACCAGAGTTTGGTAAAAAGAAAAGATTCCCTGGAACTAATAAAAGAACAAATAAACCATATCCAGGTGTAAATGGTTGTGCAGCTATTCCATTATATTTATTTAAAGAAGAGGAAGAAGTTGAAGAAATAATAGAAGTAGAAAATGAGGATGATATTGTCTAATGATATATAAATATTTTGGTCCTCCAGGTACAGGTAAAACACATAAATTAATTAGTAGAGCTAAAGCTTATATTAGAATTGGCACACCTTTAGATAAGATTGCATACTTTGCTTTTACTAAAAAAGCAGCAAATGTAGCTAGAGATAGAATGCCAGTTGATAATGACAAACTATATTATTTTAGAACTATACATTCATTTGCTTTTGATCAATTAGATTTAAATACTAAAAGAGTAATGCAAGGAGAAGATTACGCTAAGATAGGTAAGAAAGTAAATTTAAGAGTTAAGTATTATGACAAATATAATAAGGAAGAAAAATTTTATTTAGATAATGATAGTCCATACTTCCAAATGATTGGAAGAGCTATCAATAGAGATGTAACTATAAGAGAAGAGTTTGATAGAAACGAACACAACACAAAAGAAATTAGATGGCCTTTACTTAAAAACATAAATGATAATCTAATAAATTATAAAAAAGTAAAAAAGAAATTAGATTTTAATGACATGATAAATCAATTAATAGAAAAAGATGATTTACCAAAATTTAAAGTTATTTTTATAGATGAAGCTCAAGATTTATCTCCATTACAGTGGAAACTATTTGATAAATTAAAAAAGTATGCAGATGATATTTATTTAGCAGGTGATGATGACCAAGCTATATTTGCCTGGGCAGGAGCTGACGTTAATAGATTTATAAATGAACCTGCAAAAGAAAAAGTATTAAAGTATTCAAAAAGAATATCTAGAGCAGTACAAGAGCAATCCATTATTCCATTAAATAATATAGTCGGACAAAGGAAACTAAAACAATATTATCCAAGAGATTATGAAGGTGTTTGTGAAAGAATAAATAATTTAGATCAAATAGATATAACTAAAGGTAAGTGGTTAATATTAACCAGAACTATTTCTAGATTGAGAAAAATGACAGACGAATTAAGAAAAAGAAATCTATATTATGAAAGTAATAAAGGTAAATCATTTAAGGTATTATTATACAATGCATCTGTTAATTACAATTCATGGTGTAGAGGTATTGAATTAGATGAAAAAGAAATAAAAGATATAAAACAATTTATTGGATCTGGACTTGAAACATGGAATAAAGACATTGATTGGTTTGATGCATTTAAAGAAGCAGATTTAGATGAGAAAGAATATATAAAAAATATGTTAGATAATGGAGAAAATTTAGATGAAAGAGCAAGAATACTTGTGTCTACTATTCATGCAGCTAAAGGTGGAGAAGAAGATAGTGTTATATTGTGTTTAGATTTAGGTCAAAAAATAAAGAAAGCAATAAAAAAGAGTCAAGATAAATACGATGAAGAAAATAGAGTTTGGTATGTAGGTGCTACACGTGCAAGAAATAATTTATATAAATTAAAAGCAAGACTAAAAAGAAATGAATACAAGCATTTATAAAAATTTATATACGAAAGTATGTAAACCGATCGGGATAGAGATAACTCATGCTGGCGACTGGCAGCGTCGGGTCCTAACGGGCGGAGTTGGTTCGATTTCTCGACTCCCTATATATTCATTAAGATCGTTAAACCAACAACTGCCAGAAACCAAAGGAGAAAAAATATGTTAAAAATAAAAGAAATAACAAAAGAAGATGGTGACTACCATATAGAATATATAAACTCAAATAAAGATTTATTGACGTACTCAGGCAGTGCAGAAGATATTCTTTTTGATTTATTAACAGAAATAGTAAAGGAGAAAAATGACAAATAAAGATATGTTTGAAAACGCGTTTCCACAAGATAAACAGATAGGCGGAAGTCACTACAAAGACTTTCACATTCAACCTTATGAATTTATTTCTAAGAATGACCTTTCTTTTTTTCAAGGAAATGTTATTAAATATGTGTGTCGTTACATGAATAAAAATGGCATACAAGATTTAGAAAAAATAATTCATTATTGTGAATTAGAAATTAAAAAGATGAAAGACATGAAGAGGAAAAAATAATGTTAATGCCAACTACAGAATGGGTAGCACCTATAGATTTTCCTGATTTAAGAAAAGCAGAAGAGATAGCAATTGACTTAGAAACAAGAGATCCAGATTTAAAGAAGCTGGGTTCAGGAGCCATATCAGGTAATGGTGAAGTTGTAGGTATAGCTATAGCTGTAGATGGATATAAAAATTATTTTCCAATAGCTCATGGTACAGGTCCAAACATGGATCGAGATAAAGTTTTAAGATGGTTTAAAGATATTTGTGAATCACCTGCTACAAAAATATTTCATAATGCAATGTATGATGTATGTTGGATTAGAAATTTAGGTATAAAAATCAATGGTTTAATCGTAGATACTATGATTGCAGCATCACTTATTGATGAAAATAGATTTTCATACACACTAAATTCATTATCATGGATATATTTAAATAAAGGTAAAAATGAATCTTTGTTAAATAAAGCAGCGAAAGAACGTGGATTAGATCCTAAAGCAGATATGTGGAAAATGCCTGCAAGTGAAGTAGGTGCATATGCAGAAGAAGATGCTGCATTAACCTTAGAACTTTGGAATTATTTTAAAAAAATAATAATAGAAGAAGATTTACAAAATGTATTTAATCTCGAAACTGATCTGTTTCCTTGCCTAGTTGATATGCGTCACCTAGGGGTGCGGGTAGATATCGAAAAAGCGAATCAATTAAAAACAGTAATGGCAGTAAAAGAACAAAACCTATTGCAACAAATAAAAATAGAAACAGGAGTAGATACTCAAATATGGGCTGCAAGATCAATTGAAAAAGTTTTTCAAAAATTGAAACTACCTTATGATGTAACTGAAAAAACTGGTTCACCATCATTTACTAAAAATTTTATTTCTAAACATAATCATCCTGTAGTTCGTATGATAGCAGAAGCTAGAAAAATAAACAAGGTCAGTACAACTTTTATTGATACTATTTTAAAACATTCACATAATGGTAGAATACATGCAGATATAAATCAAATACGATCTGATGATGGAGGAACAGTTACAGGTAGATTTAGTTATTCAAATCCAAACTTACAGCAAATTCCAGCACGTGATCCGGATACAGGGCCATTAATAAGAAGTTTATTTATACCTGAAGAAGGTTGTACATGGGGTACATTTGATTACTCGCAACAGGAACCAAGACTTGTTGCACACTACGCTTTAAGATTTGGTTATGATACAGCACAGATAATTGCAGATTCATATGAGAATGATCCATCAACAGACTTTCACCAAATTGTTGCAGACATGGCAAACATTGAAAGAAAAGAAGCAAAGACAATTAACTTGGGTTTATTCTATGGTATGGGTAAAGCTAAATTACAAAATGAATTAGGTGTATCAAAAGAAAAAGCTGATGAATTATTTAATCAGTATCATGGTCAAGTACCTTTTGTAAAAGAATTAATGACTGGAGTAATGGAAGCTGCACAAAATAAAGGTAGAATAAAAACATTATTAGGTAGACGTTGTAGATTTCCTAAGTACGAACCAATACTTAGAGGAAGTGATTGGGGAACATTTGTTCCTGCACAAGATCATGACACAATATTAGAATTACAAAAAATGGGACCACATGAATTAGATGATGATGGTAATGTTATCATGGATAAAGATGGTAAACCAAAGAAAAATTATTGGCATAAAAATCCAATACGTAGAGCATTTACATACAAAGCATTAAATAAACTTATTCAAGGTAGTGCTGCAGATATGACTAAAAAAGCTATGGTTGATTTGTATAAAGAAGGTTTAATAGGTCATATACAAATACATGATGAATTAGATTTTTCTATTGAATCAGAATCACAAGCTGATAAAATAAAACAAATAATGGAACAAGCAGTAGATCTAAAAGTTCCTAATAAAGTTGATTACGAATCTGGTCCTAACTGGGGCGAAATTAAATAATATGAGGAATTATGGCTTATCTAAATGCAAATATACCACCGATCTATTGCAAAATAAGGAGGGAATATCTTTATGACATGGATGAAAAATATAAGAAGGATAGTCGTGAATGCGTTATCTTTGGTGTTAGCTCTATTTCAGGAAGGGCTCTCTTATTTAATATCATGCTACCCAATGGTGCGTGCTATTGGCGTTTGCCTATCTCAGCGTTTTTCCAAAAACATTATGATCGAGCCGATGTGCCGGATATGCAGGCGCACGAGTTACAACTGTGGAACTGTTTTAGTTATTGGCCTAGTGTGCATTGCTTTGATTGGTTGGCTGGTATAGACGGTAAATATTTAGGTAAAGATAAAAAATTCTACAAAGGTCAATATTTATTTACTATTGACTGGGCACATCCAGAGACTAATATATTAAACACGGAACACTCAGAGATTCCGCAAGAACATAAATGTGCACATATCATGGCACTTGAAAACGGCAACTATGCTGCGCAGCCAAACAACAGAATCATTTGGCATGTAAATAGTTACACAACAGAAAACGAATGGCCTGATTACAAAGTGCAAACTACGTATTGGGATGTTGAAGATTCTGACTGGGTAACAGAAGATTCTGATAAAATGTTTTATGAGATAGAGGATACCAATGAAAAGAAAATGTAAAATTTGTGATCATGCATGTCATTGTTATGGTAAAGGTTATCATTTAAATTCAAATAAATGTGATATTTGTATATGTGATCATTGCAGTTGCACACCTTTGGTGTTAAAAGAAGAGCCGAAAAAAAAATCTTGGTGGCAAAGATATATAGATTGGTTATGGAGTTAATTATGAAAAAATGTAAACAATGTGAAAAAGAGTTTGAACCAAAAGATGAATTTGATTTATTCTGTGGTCAACAATGTAAAGAAGAAGCTTTAGCAGAATTAGATTCAGATTCTGATGAGTGTTTATCATGTCAATAAAAATCGACGAGAACACAAGTATCGGTCTTCCGTTACGTAATTTAATAGGGTTGGTCGCAGCCGTGATTGTAGGCGCGTGGTTTGCATTTGGTGTGATTGAAAGACTCAATGCATTAGAGACAGCTAACAAATTATTTGAACAAGACTTGTTAGAAGCATCAGCTCAGAAACCTATAGACCAAGAACAGTTTATGTTATTAGAACATATTGCAGAAGGTCTTGAGAAATTAACTATAAGAGTTGATGGTATGATGAATAACAGAGTTAATATTGAAAGATTACAAATGGATGTTGAAAGACTCCGAATAGATACAGAAAAATTGAAAGATAGCGTTAGAGCTAATATTGGTAAATTAAATGGGAATCATTAATGATAAAATTAGTATTTGCATTATGTTTGTTTATAAATGGTGAACTTGTAGAACATAGAATACAAGATAGTTTATCTACTTGTTTGAAGATGAAAAGAGAAGCAACACGTAATATGGACATGGATAATAAACAATTTATGTGTGGTGAGGTAGAAGCAGAGCTTGAAAAAAATATTGACGGTAGTATAAGTATAAAGAAAATTATCAAATCAAAATGAACCTTTCTCGAAACTTCACGCTTCAAGAACTCATTAAATCGGATACTGCTATCCGTTTAAATATTGATAACAATCCTAATGGCGATCAGATTGATAAGTTAAAACAACTGTGTGAAAATGTACTGCAGCCGGTACGAGATCAATTTGGAAGAGTGAAGGTGACATCAGGCTTCAGGTCTCCGGAATTGTGCAGAGCAATTGGAAGTAGTGAGAACTCACAGCATGCCAAAGCTGAGGCCGCAGACTTCGAATGTATTGGAACTGATAATGCAGAACTCGCAGATTGGATACATAAATACCTAGAGACAGATCAATTAATATTAGAATTCTATACGCCAGGAGAGCCTAATAGTGGCTGGATCCATGCAAGTTGGGTACCTTACCAACCTAGAAGACAATTTATGCATGCTTATAGAGAAGGTAAAAAAGTAAAATATAAACCCATAATAGGAAAGGCAGTGGATTTAGTATGAGTAAATTAGATAAAATTTTTAATAAAATAGATACCGTACATGGTTTTTGTGAAGAGTGTGAAGAAGATGCAATTTTAGTTGCAATCGTTTCAGATTTTTATAGATGCACAAACTGTGGTCATGATACTAAACAACATATTAATGGACGAATACGATATATGTCCTTGTCAGAATCTGATAAAAAATATATAAAAAATTATGGCGAGAAAATTTAAAGACTTTGTAGAGAGACCAAAACCTAGAAAACGTCCAGGTGTACATAAAAAATCTAGAAATAAACAAGAAAAAAGACAACAAAAAAATCGTTGACATTTATCCTTTAATCTCCTATAATACGGTTAGAAAGGATACTTATGATTTATAATGTAAAACAAAAGATAATAAATAACTTATATGAGTCTGAGTTATTTGAACCATCAATAGCTAGAACTGCACATAAAGCAGCAACATTAATTGAAAAATTAGTTGAATCTAAAGAACCAAAAAAGGAACTAAAAAAATGGTTGCAAGAACAGACTTCCTTATAAGAAAAATAACAATTGAGGCTGATGAGTTAGCGAAACAATATAACAAGACTAAGGATCCAGGCCTCAGGGATCAGTGGTTTAAGAAGGTGTCCCAGGTGCCTCGGGAAGACCTTCATCTTCAACGGGAAGGCAAGAAAACTTAGGATATAATTTCCATTCATTAATGGCTTTTTCATTAAAATACTCACCGTTGAATAGTAATTCAAAAGAGTCACCTAATCCAGAACGTACACACGTATAGTGTGTATCATGTATTTGTTGAATGTTATATTCTTCTAGTATGGGTTGGACACACTCTCCGGTTACTACTGAACATAAATAAATTGTTAATAAAAATTTCATTGACTTATCCCTTGAAATAATTTATAATTATCCTATATTAGTTACTATAAAAATTAATTATTAGAAAGGTTATACTAATGACAGACGTAAGTAAATATAAATCTGTTGCTCTTTCACACACTAGTTGTGATAAGCTCGACAAGATAAGAAAGATCATTGTACCTGAGGTTTCGGTTTCCAGGGCCAAAGCTTTAGATATATTAATTAACGAGAAAGCAAGGAAATTAAATGGCAAACTCTCTAAGCAATAATATTTTTCATAAAACAATTCAGTTACATGAAGAAAAAGATCCATATAGAAATTTATGGAGAAATGTTTTAATTGTAGCTATAGAAGATTTATTAAGAAAAAAAGAAAGTCAGATTAGGTTTGATAATAAAAAATATTCTTTGGAAGAAATGTGGTTTCACCACGAAGACTTTGATTTAATTTGTGAATATGCACAATTAGCACCAAAGATAGTAAGAAAAAGAGTATATGAAGCAATCGAAAAGATAGAAAGGAAATATGAAAACAAAAGAGATATGTCCGAGATGTCAGGGAAATGGTTTTATAAAAGTGAAGAAATCAATAGAGGACCAAATCGATATAGTACAACAATGTACAATGTGTAAATCAGAAGGAGAACTTATGATAGATGAACAAAGAATAAAAACTATATTTGATAAAGAAAGAGAAGCTTATCGAAATAGAGATAAACTTACTATCGAACATGTTAGAAGTTTAGAAAAACAAATTGAAAACTTATTGAGAGATAAAGCATCTCTTCAAGATCAATTGAATAAATACATAAATAAAGAAATGGAGCAAAGATAATGATAAGAGGAGACAGTACAGACTATGACTTACTTGACAAATGGACTAAAGGATTTGATTGCCAAGGTTATAAAACATGTGAAATTGGCGTTAGAGAGGGACTCGGCTCAAAGATCATTATGGATAATGTGGTTAATAATTATATTCATGTCGGTGTCGATCCTTACGGTAACTTAAAATATCAACACTATGATGATACCGGTGAATACACTTGTGATTATACCGATGAGATGCGAGACACAATGTTAAAAGATTTTTTGCCTTATCGTAATCAAGGTAAATTTACTCTATGCAACATGACCGATACAAAATTTATGAACGATACAGAACACAAAGATTCTAAATTTGCATTTGTACATTTTGATGGGCCTCACATGACTAAAGATGTTATTACTGAAGCGGTATGGTTTGCTAATAGAGCAGCACCTCATACAAGATTTGTTTTTGATGATCATAGTAAATATGCAATGAGTATTATAGCTAATTTATTGTTGTACTATGGCTTTAAAACAATTGAGATGGGCGAAAACAAATGCTTATTGGAGAAAAAATAATGAAAGTAGTAAAAGCTAAATCTGGTAAAGAATATTTTTATTATACTAAAAAATATTCAGATTATGATTTTAGAAAAATAAAATATGATTTTGTAAACATACCTAAAGAAGCCTCAGATAAATTAAAAACTTTATCTAAAGATTTTAAGTATGGTAAAGAATTAAAACGAGGTAAAACTATTGAAGCAATGGCATGGCAATACAATATTATAAAAAATACTAATCATGCGATTGTTTATCGAGATGGAAAGTTTGAAATTATAGAAAATGAAAAAAGCTGCTAGAGAAGTTAAATACAATGTTGAGTACAATCCAGAACTTGTACTAGAGCAAAATGTATTACCTACTTTTAAAAGATATAGTGGTGATAAAATACATACAATTATTGGTGCAGAAAATATGTATCAACAATGTAATAATTGTCATGAATTAAAAAATGAAAAAGAATATAATTTATCGGGCGCTATTGATCAGTATGGTAGAAGAAAATTAAGAAATGATTGTAGAACATGTCAAAATGCAAATGATAAAGTTTTAAGAACTTTAAAAAAAGAACATGGACCTCAGGCCAGTAATTGTCAAATTTGTGGAAAAGAATGTAATACAAAATTAGATCATTGTCATGTAACTTTAAAGTTTAGAGGATGGTTATGTCAACAATGTAATACGGCAATTGGTTTTTTAGGAGATAGTGTAGAAATGTTAGAAAGAGCAATTAAATATTTGAAAGGAGAACTTAATGAATAGAGATTATAAGAAAGCTTTAAAACAATTAGAACATATTAAAAAATTAAAAACAGATTGTTTGGTAAGAGCACGAAGAGGTGAGTTTTGGATCAAAGAATATACTCCAGAATTAAATAATGTCACAAAAAATTTTGAAGATACAAAAAAACTTTTAAAAGGAATATTTGAAATAAAACATTTACCTTGGTGGCTTCATGCTATTGCACATACTCAAATGATGATTAGTAATCCAATTAAATACTTTATAAGAATTCGTTATTATAAAAAAGGAATGATAGATTCTTATTGGGCTTTTAAACGTATTAAAAAAGAATGGGAAGATGATTTTAATATGACTGAAGAAGCGATTGATAGAGATTACAATGTTTATTATAAATGTAATAAAACTGTTAAAAAAACAGAATTTTTATTAAAACAATGGGAGAAAAAAATAAAACTAAGAAAGAGATATAAATAATGTCTATATACCATCATGAAAAAATTAAATATAAGATATTAAAAAGCACACCTAAGGCACATTTAATTCACGTTAGTGAAATAAATGGTTCTTCAATAAATAAATTTAACGATGTTAAAAAATATTTAGATCCTTTAGAAATATGGTGTCCTAAAACTTGGTTTAAAAAAGATTTTAATGAGAATAGTTATATTTGGATTTGGAGTAAAGGTTTTCGTAATAATTTAAATAAACTAATAGAAAAAAGAAAGAAGAACATTAATGATTAAATGGAATAAACAATTCGAGTATCCGGCATCAATAAGAGAACTAATTAACAACCAAAGACACTATGCAATTCAAGATAAAAAACTACCCAGTGTAACGACTATACTACAGGCAACACAAACGGACGAAAAAAGAGCTTCACTCGAGAAATGGAAACAACGAGTCGGATCTGAGAACGCTGAGAAGATAAAAAACACTGCAGCCAATAGAGGTTCTATTATGCACCATATCTTAGAATCATACTTATTAGAGCAAAGACACGCCGATTTAAGCGATATTGGACAACAGGCAGGGGTAATGGCCCAAACTATCTACGATGAAGGTCTACGTGGCTGTATGGACGAAATATGGGGTACTGAGATCACTTTGTACTATCCCGATTTATACGCCGGAGCATGTGATTTAGCAGGTGTTTATGAAGGAAAACAAGCTATATTGGACTTTAAACAATCTAATACTAGAAAAAAGAAAGAGTGGATCACGGATTACTTTCTACAACTTGCAGCATATGCAACAGCTCACAACCAAGTTTATGGTACAAACATCAACTCTGGTGTGGTCTTAATGTGTACTAAGGACAATGTATTTCAAAAATTTGTTGTATCTGGTACCGAGTTTCAACAATATATGTGGGATTGGCTTAGACGTGTGGACCAATACTACACTGAATTAGGCAAAAATACGGCTAAATAAAGGCATATCAGTTCAGGTTTCAGGGGTCCTGGGGGGGGTCCAACTGGGTTCAGGCATCCGGCATCTGGGTTCAGGAATCAGGCTTCTGGGATTGTTCCATAGTTTATAATTTTACTGTTTTACTTTTTTATTTTTTGAAAAAAAAATATTGCTGGAACATTGGAACAAATAGGTCAACAATATATTAAATCATTGAAATTACAGGATAAAATTGAGGTAAAATGTTCTAAAACGCTTAAATACGCTAGAACAATTGGTATTAAACACTTTTTTACATATGACTTTTAAAAAACATAGGAAAATTAATGCTTATTTCTGTTCTAGAATGTTCCAAGGTAGATGCCCTACTGCGTGTTTAGCGTTTTAATTTTTTTTAAAAAATGTAAAACAGTAAAAAAATATACTATGAAAAAACCGATTGTCTGTCAGATTAAGAAAAAGAAATATTATTTATATAAGATAACCTGGATAGATATTACAGGTGAAGAAGACCATGCACACCCAGATCAGTTTGAGTCCATGGATATGGCTGAGTTAGTTACATATGGATTTATATTTTCTAAAGATAAAAAAACTGTAAAAACATTTTCAACTTATGATGTTGATGATGAATATTTTAGTGGTCGAAATATATTTCCAAGAGGATGTATTAAAAAAATAGAAAAAATATTAGTCTGATGACTCTTCAATTGATTCAACTTGCTTTGGTTCTGATTTTACTTTGTCTATCAGTTCTTCCACTTCAACACCTTCAAGTATTGGTGAGTAGTCGTCAATTATTTGCTTCATTCTTGATTCTAATTCTTCTGTTGATAAGTCTTCTAATTTTCCAGTACGAATTATCTTCTGTTCAATATATAACCCAGCCGCTTTACCTCTCGCAACTTCTGCATTAACTGCAGCTGACCAGGCTTTTTTATCTCTAGCCTCATCTCTAAGTTTACCTAATTCAGATACGTGATTGGCAAAAGTAACTTCATATTTTTTCTGCCATTCTTCTCTAAGCTCACCAATATATTGTACGACTAATGGATATTTTTTTGGATTTTGTAATACACTAGCTGCTTGTCTAGCTGAGTCTTTTGCGTAACCTGCTTCAATAGCACATTCTGTTGCACTTTTTCTACCTTGATCGGCAACTAATAAATTAGCAAATTTTATTTGCTGTTGTGTTAATTTTTTTGGTAATCCCATTATAATTTTTCTTTTAATGAATCTAGATAATCTTGTTCATCTTTATCTAATTCTTTGGATGTATCTTCTTTACCAAATATTTCCTGCCAACGTTTTGAATATACATCATTAGTTGGTCTTGATACTCCATCATATTTTCTACCTTTTTCTTTTGTCATTTTGTCGCAATCTCCTTGTATTGACATTTAGCATAACAATTGTATATTTGCAATAGATGTTAGGGCAGAAAACAATATAACCAAATGTATTCTGGTTCGACCCTAACTTCTTGTTGATTGATTTGACAGTGGGGCGTTGGCTTACGATGCCGTGGGAGATAACCATTCGGCTGATACTGAGCGCTCCATTGTTTAATGAAAGTATTTATGCAAGGTAAAGTTTTAAGACAGGTTTTAGATAAAATGATGCAGCATGGCACTGCTCAAAATGCTCGTGTTCAAGTTTGTTTACCTGATGGTAAATATTATGACATTACCTCTTTACAATTATTAGAAAATAAATTAATAGGCGTTAGAGAGTCACACCGATTGGTTTTTACAGTTCAAACTGAGACATGGAATATGGGTAAGGTTTTGAAGAAAATTGGATAGCCTGTTAGTGCGAATTCCATATGAAACCTGAAACCAAATTTTATGCAAAAGTTAAAAAACATTTTAAAGAATTTAGCCTTATTCGACTGGAGAATCTTAGCGTTCCCGGCACTCCTGATCTATTGGTCTATAATAATAATCGGCACTTTTTCACTATAGAGCTGAAAGTTACAAAAACTAACAAGATTAAATTTTCACCACACCAAATTGGTTTCCATATACGCCACCCACTCAATACATTTATCCTGGTTCTGGATGCCTGTCTCAACGTTCCAAAACTTTATGAAGGAAAAGAAATAAGAGAACTTGTAGCCGGAGGCCTGAAGCATGAACCAATGCATCAGGGATTTAAAGACATTACAAAATATTTAGAACGCTTGTAACCTAATGCTTGGCGCTTGATGCTTGGCGCTTGAATTTTACTGCGACAAATTGACGCGCGACATTATGTCGCACGTCTTTGATAATCAGAACTTTTGTACCTTGGTGCCTGATGCTTTACGCTTGAGGCTTCGGGCTTCAGGTATCCATTCTCCATGCACCAGGCTTCATGGATCTTAATCGCTTGAGGACTCAGTCTCGGGTCGCTTGTCGCTTGATGCTTGAGCTTCTTCGATATCGTTGTAAGGTACAGTTTCATCGATTGCTTGTTGCTTGTCGCTTGTGGCTTGTTGCTCATCGTTACCTTTCTGTGGTTTATTGTCCCTGCGACAATTTGTCGCAAGGTTTTGATAAAATTTCGGGTGTCTCCATACAAATGTCAATTAAGTTTCCTCCTATCTTTGTTTGATTGTTTTAACCATTCAAAAAATTCTGTACAATCTTTTATATACCATGCCGGGAGCGTGTCGTGGTCCTCCAGGAACCACGGCAACAAGTCACCTCTTTTTATTTTTCTTTTTTTCATTAGTGTTTACCGTAAGTTATGTTTTTAATTTCAGGATCCCAACAAGCCCGGCAATCTTTGCACTCGTTGTCTTGATCAGGAGCTGGACAAGTACGTGACGTTGTACTCACCGTTGATGTATTAGGCCATGAAGCCGGGGCCTCCTGGTCAACCATCGTTGCTGAAAATCTAACAACTAGATTGTCCGGCTTTAGATGCATATATTTTTTGGTCCATGCTTCACGCGTTGGCATCCAGTGTTTTTTTGTAGGTGTCAACTTGCACACTTCAAAAATTTTAAACAAGTGAGCTTCGTCTTGAACGTCTCCGGAATCATGCCATCTAAAAACATCAGGCTTTTTAGAATTAATAAGAGTCGCCATCGCTGCGACCCAATACGGATTTTTAATTGCCGCTAGTCGTCTGTATTGCGCCGCTTGCACAACCGCAAAGACATAACAGCCTTTTAAAGCATAGCAGCCGTAACAAACTGAATCTTTTACATTAACTAATTTTTTACCCGTGTTGCATTCTTTGGCAGGTAAACCAATCGACCAACCCGGCATTTTTGAGGGCTTTGATAGTCCACCTACCAGGGTCCAAGCTTCTTGTGTATTCATAACTTTCTCCTATTGTTGTTTTTTATTTTGATAAACTATTTTAATTTTAAAATCACTTGTCAACATTGTCGCATTGCAAATTGTCTCTGCGACAAAATGTCGCAGCTTGTGGCTTGACGCTTGGGGCCTGCGGCCCCAAGTCTTTCAGTATTTTAGATTTTTTTAAAACCAGGATTTCT